CAGCTTGCCAGCGTGTCAGACATGAACCTATCCGGCTTGGGCGTGGGAGCGATGCAGCTCCGCGAACGTGCCCGTGCCTTCCTCTCGGGAAGCAACACAGAGACCCAGCTTCTCCAGCAATTGGGCGAGCAGGATGCGCAGATCCAGAAACTCACAGACATCGTGAACGGGCTCCTCGAGGAGCGCACGGCTCCCAAGAGCCGCAAGGCAAAGGAAACGGTCGATGGCTAAGAGCCTCAAGAACATCATGGGAGCCGGGGTCGCGCCGTTAATGGCGCAGATGATCAACGGCACCGCGACCGACAGCCTGGTCGCCACGGGCAACAACCAGGCGACGGCCCTGTTGCTTCCGAGCGATGTCAACGTGTTCACGACCGTTGCCGCGAGCACGGGCGCGATTCTCCCGAACAACCCCGCTCCTGGCGACGAGATCGTGGTTGCGAACCTGGGCGCGAATGCTCTTTCGGTCTATCCCCAGACTGGGGGAGCCATCCAGACTGGCGCTGCGAACGCTGCATTCAGCATCGCCGTCGCCAAATCGTGCAAGTTCATTTGCCGGGTCGGTTCGCTGAACTGGATCGCGTTGCTGAGCGCATAAGATGGCCGATCCTCAGTTCCTCACTGTTCCAGCTCAAGGACTCATTGCGGTTACTCCGTCCGATACGACGGCGCTCAAGGGCGTGCGCGCGATTTATGTCGGCGGGACTGGCAACGTGGCAGTGACGATGGCCGACGGTTCCACAGGGACATTCAATGCAGTCCCAGTTGGAATACCTCTTCCGATCCAGTGCACCAAGGTCATGGCGACGAATACAACGGCGACCAACATCCTGGCCTTGATCTAGCGCCGGGCCATGGCGCTCAACGCTCTCGCCATCGCGCAGCAGGCTTTCGGAGAACTTGGCCTGACTGCGCTGAGCCAACTTGCGGGCGGCAACTCTACCGACGGGACGCAGGCGCTCGCGCTACTCAACCGGGCAGGAAGCGAGATCGCCAGTTTTGAGGGTGGCTGGCCGGAGCTGAGGGGCGAGCAACTGATCACGCTGGTTCCCGGACAGCAAGCCTATTCGTTTCCGACCGACATTCTCTATTACAAGCCGGGAACCGGTTGGGATCGTTCGACCCACTGGCGCACGGTTGGCCCTCTCTCCGACCGCGAATGGCAGGCGATCAAGTCTGGTATTGCCGTAGCTGCCCCGCAAATTCGTTTCCGGTTGTTCGGCGGTCAAATCCAGCTCGATCCGCTACCCACATCGGCGGACACAATTGCGTTTGAATATGTGAGCAAGAACTGGTGCCAGTCAGCTAGCGGAACGCCTCAGTCGTCTTTCATCGCTGATACGGATTTGCCGATCATCACCGATGACCTCTTGGTGCTGAGCCTCAAATGGAGGTTGCTGGCGGCAAGGGGGTTCAATTATGCTGAAGAGAAAGCACTTTACGAAGAGGCGCTGAACCGCCGCAAGTCGCAGCTTGAGGCATCCGATCTCCTGTTGATGAACCGCCAGCATCCCAGAATTGGCGGCTTTGGCTTCCCGCTCATTCCAGACGGTAACTGGCCCGGGCGATGAGAGCGATGCGCGCGGCGGTCGTCAGAACCGCTTCGGTTCCAGCTCCAATCGGAGGACTTAACGCTCGAGACTCCATTGCCGAAATGCCACCCACCGACGCGGTAGTGCTCGACAATTTCGTTCCAGGCACCACCGATGTCACCTTGAGGGCCGGAAACCGCTCATGGGCAACAGGGCTTCTCGCGCCGGTTGAAACCCTCCTTCCTTATCGCTCGGGTACGGTGAACAAGCTGTTCGGTGTAGCTGGAGGTAAGATTTATGACGCGACCAACCAAGGTGCGGTTGGCGCTGCTGCTGTTTCCTCGCTCACCAATAGCCGCTTCCAGTATGTGAACTTTGGAACGCCGGGGGGGCAATTTCTTCTCGCTGTCAACGGCGCCAATCCCATGCAACGCTATGACGGTTCGGCGTGGACCACGGCGCTTGCCGCTCCCGCCGTAACCGGATTCGATACGACGCTCGCTATTTCCATCAACGCATGGGGGCAGCGGATTTGGCTGGTCGAGAAGAACAGCTTCCGGGTCTGGTATCTACCGCTACAGTCGATTGGCGGAGCCGCAACCTCGCTTGATTTATCGTCGCTGTTCCGCCTTGGCGGTTCGCTCGCGGGGATGCTCACGTGGACGGTTCCATCAACCCAACAGACGCAGCAGTTCGCGGTATTCGTTTCGACCGAGGGCGAGGTCGCGATTTACGAAGGCTATGATCCTGCGAATGCCTCGACTTGGGCGCTTGCGGGAATGGCGCGCATCGGCCGGCCAATTGGGGGAAGGTTCTGGACGCGGTTTGGATCTGAGGTGGTGCTGATCACGGTGGACGGATTTGTGCCCTTGTCCAAGGTGCTGATGCTCGATCGCTCCACCAACAAGGACGCAGTGTCGAACAAGATCGATTCCGCAGCCAGACTGGCGATTGCCGGTAACCCTTCGACCTTCGGCTGGCAGGGGATGCTCTATCCGACCGGAAACAAGCTGTTCATCAACGTGCCAACTGCGGAAAATGCTACATCCTACCAGTTCGTGATGAACACAATCACCGGTGCATGGTGCCGTTACTTGGGCTGGAACGCGAACGTGTTCGAGACGGTGCAAGACAGCCTATATTTCGGCGGCAATGACGGGACCATCTACCAGGCAGAATACGGCACTGATGACAATGGAGCGGCGATCAACGGAACGATGATCCCTGCTTTCAATTATTTCCGCGAGCCGGTTCGCAGGAAGCGCTTCACTCAGGTTCGTCCGACAATCATTGGGTTGAAAGAGGCGAACATCCTGCTCGATCTGGTGACCGACCTCAACATCATGGATTCGCTTCGCGCGCCGTCATTGTCAGCGGCTTCTGGGCTTCCGGTATGGGATATTGCAGCGTGGGACACGTCGCGTTGGTCGCCGTCGCGCTTTGCGATCTCCAACTGGCAGATGGTCAGCGGGATGGCGTTCGCCGCCACGGTCAGGATTCAGGTCAGCTGCAAGGGTTTTGCTCCATCGGTGGAAAACATCTCCTATGTCTATGAGCCGGGCGGAATTTTGTGATCCTCGAAAAGATCGGGGAGAGACGGTATTTGTTGTTTTACGAGCCACGCATGGCGGACTGGATCGCTTCCCGAATCCCGGGAATGAACCCCGATCACTTGAGGCGCATGGCCGCGACTTGCGGGGTGATCATCGACGGCGAACTCGTGGCTGGCATGGCATGGAGCGGGGTCGAGCGGGGGAACGTCGAGATTACCTTCGCGGCCGACAACCCAAGATGGGCGACACGCGAGACGATCTCCCGGTTACTGTGGGGAATGTTCGTGAAGCTGGACTGCCATCGGGTGACGACGCGGATCGCGGCCTCGAACAAGCGGGCGATCCGCTTCAACGAGGGCATCGGATTCAAGCGCGAAGGGGTGATCAGGAAAGGATGGGGGGCTGACGAAGATGCAATTCTTCTTGGCCTCTTGAGAGACGAAGCCCCCGACTGGATGGTTAGCAATATGAAAGAGACGCCGCGACCCGTGCTTGCGGCAATTCCTGAATTGGCATAAGGTTCCAACCACATAGACGGCGGCTTTTGGCCTCACCGTTCCCAGTTTTTTGAGGAACGGTGCCATCTCCAAAGCTCCATCCCCTCCTGATCCCGCAGCGGTATCCGCTGCACAGACGCAATCGAACGTCGCTACCGCCAATGCGGAAGCCGCGCTTAACCGCGTCAATCAGGTAACGCCGTTCGGTTCAAGCACCTGGAACGGAACTGGGCCGGGTGCGACCCAGACGGTCACTCTCGATCCGCTCGCGCAGCAGGATTTGACCAACCAGCTGCATCAGGACGTTAACCTGTCCAATCTCGGGTTCGGCCTTACCGATCAGGCGGGACAAACTCTAGCATCTCCGCTCAATACCAACGGTCTCCCGGCTCTCAGCGGGGGTCCGGGTGCCACCGGCAACGTCCAGTCCAATCTAGATTTCTCCGGCGCGCCGCAAGTTCCGACCGATTTCAACCAGGCGACACAACAGGCCCAGAACGCGGTCTATAATCAGGCGACTTCGCGCCTCGATCCGCAGTGGGAGAACGCGCAGAACGACCTCAATTCACGGCTAGCCAACCAGGGTGTCACCCAAGGCTCAGAAGCCTATCAGCGTGCCCAGGACGAGTTCGCGCGCAACAAGAACGACGCATATAACCAGGCCAATTATTCGGCGGTCGGCGCGGGGAACGCACTTGAAGGGCAGCTTTACGGTCAAGCGCTGGCCGGACGGCAGGAAGCGACCGGAGAGACAGCGCAGCAGGGCGCATTCGCCAACACGGCCCAGGCCCAGCAATATGCCCAGGCGCTTCAGAACGCAGGCTTTGGCAACCAAGCGCGGGCTCAAGGGCTGACCGAGGATACGACGCTTCGGGCATTGCCACTCAACGAGCTGAACGCGCTCCGATCTCAGTCACAGGTCCAGACGCCCACCTTCAGCCAGGTTCCTCAGAGCCAGGTTCAGCCGACCAACGTCTCAGGCAATATCTGGAACGCCTACAACGCCCAGGTCGCCAACTCGAATAACTTTATGAATGGGCTGTTCGGGATCGGCGGCTCGCTCGCCTCCGGGATCGGGAATGCCGGCGGTGTGGCCGCGTTCTTCTCCGACAGGCGCTTGAAGCGGAACCTGAAGCGCATCGGCGAGCGTCATGGTGTGCCGCTGTATGAGTTCAGCTATCGCGGCCTCAAGGGCCGGTTCGTCGGGGTTCTCGCCCAGCATCTCGCCAAGATTCGTCCCGACGCGGTGACCCGTGACGCCAGCGGCTTCCTGATGGTCGCGCCAGAGTTCGCTCCGGTGAGGGTCGGCTGATGGCTGCCGTCGCTCCCGGCCTCAACCCTTCGGTTCTGGTAGCCCCGGATTACCAGACGCAATTGCTCCAGGCGCAGCGGCGTCTGGAACTTGCATCCGCGCTTCAGCAACAGGCGATAACCGACACTCCCGGAAACGGTGGTTCGGTTTCCTATACCCAAGGCCTCGCGCGCGTCCTCGACGGCCTGTTCGCGGGGCAAATCGCGCGCAAGGGCTATCAGCAGATGACCGGCGCGAACCAGAAATACGCGGCCGGAATGGCGTCCTTGTTCGGAATGCCCCCGAGTGTCCCGCAAACGGCCCAAGGAACGCCTCCAACGGCTTCTGGCGCCCCAATGCCGCAACAGCCTCCACAAGCGCCTCAGGGCGATCCTGGGCAACCTCCCGCCGATCCGCTCGCGCCCCTTCCCGCGAACCAACCAGTTGCGCCCCCGCAAGCCGCCACGCCGCCGCCATCCGCACCGAGCCCGATGGGGGGCGCATCCTATCCAATGAGCTTGACCGGCGATCCGCGCAAGGATTTCATGCTCTACATGGAGAACCCGGACGAGTTCTCCAAAGCCCAGATCGCGAATGCCGCCAAAGGCGGTGCGCCAACTGACTTGGAAGTGACGATTGCCCATGCCCGCCAGGCATTGGCTCAAGGCGACGTTGCGACTGCCGGCGCTCTTCTCGGTAACGTCGAAAAGACCAATTATATCGCCCCGACGGCGGCTCGTCCGGGCGGATGGACCCAAGACCCTCACACCGGACAGTGGATGTTCCATCCGCAAGCGCCGATCCCGGGCGCGGTTCCCGGTCCTACCGACACCAACGGCAACATGACGTGGCAAATGCCCGCCGGAACAGAGCAGGCGGTTGCCGCACGAGCGCAATCGCAAGCCAGCGGTGAAGCTGCCGGAAAGGCTCCCTACCAGTTCCAGAGCACGTTCGAGAACGGGCAACCCGGCGTCAGGTCGGTCGCCAGTCTCGTCGGGCAGAACGGGACACTCAACCAGCGCTACGGGGCTGCTGGTGCCCAGGGCGGTCAAGGCGCTTTGGGTGGCGGCTTCATTCCTACCGGCCCGTCGATTGGTGCTGCTGCTGCGGCCAATGCCTATGGCACCGGCTCGGCTCAGGGTGCTCTTGAAACCCAGAACAGTGCCGAAGGTTCGCAAATCCGCGTCCAGGCCTATCGTGAGATGCAGCATCTTCTCAACACGGGCCTTCAAACCAGCCCGACCCGAGCCAGAATGCAGGAACTGGCCGAAGAGCACGGCCTGTCGTTCCTCGCCAACGACAATGCGTTCGTGTTCAACAAGGACGCGGCTCTGGCCGTTGCCCAGCAGGCCAAGGCGCTTGGGCTAAACTCTTCTGACGCGCGGTTCGAGGCGGTCGCCCGAGCTACTCCGAACATGAAGATGACCCCGCAGGCGCTGGCTCAGGTCATCCCGGTTCGGATCGGCATGGAATATGCTTCCCAGGCCGAAGCGACGGCCAATGCCAATTGGGTCGCTCAACACGGTCCTCAGTCGAACCCGCAATTCAA